GGTCGGCCCGTCAGTGCTGCGCTCATGATCAGAATATTTGAAGGGGCAGGCATCAGCTTCCCTGAGATACGCAAGCTCTGCGGCATCCGTGACGGTGAAATCGAATGACCAAACTCGCTCACCAATCGCAGTCGGAATACAACGCCGGCTACGCAAGCGGATTTAGGGGCGAGCCGGAGCCGCTGAAATCGAAGGGGCGGGCGCACTGGTTTGGATGGCTTAACGGGAAGATGGATCGGGAGGGGAAGTGATGGTCAATATTTATACATATCAATTTGTCAGTGAGTGCCCCAATGATGGGGAAATGATCTGTTATTCGCTGGAGTTAAAAAGCAACGACATGCTCATGGTCGAGCATATCAAGTTGGAAGCGGCTTTGCATAAGAAGGCTTTTGGCGAAAAGATCACTCAATCCTTTTATGACCGCTTCAAGTGCTTTGTAAAGCTGTCGGCAGTCCATCAGGGCGTCCACGCAACACATTTGCTTGGCTAAGAAGTGACGATCCACTACCACGGCACGCCGATAACCCCCTATGCGACTCTGCATGAGTTGTCGGGACGGTTTTTCTGTGTGTCGCATTTCCGGCCCGACCAAGTGGAATGGTGCCATAAGAACGGACAGGGAGTGATGCTGGATAACGGAGCATTCAGCTTCTGGCGGAATGGCAAGGAAAAGCAGGATTGGTCTGATTTTTACGCTTGGGCAGATGAATGGCTGGCTTACCAGACTTCTTGGGCGGTCATTCCTGACGTGATTACTGGCGATACAGACGCCAATGACGCCCTGATCAAGCAATGGCCACATGGTCATAGGGGCGCTCCAGTTTGGCACATGCACGAACCACTGGAAAGGCTTCAGAAGCTGTGCGACAACTGGCCGCGCGTCTGCATCGGCTCTTCTGCCGAATATGCAGAAGTTGGGGCGGACAACTGGCACAGAAGGATGTGCGATGCCATGAACCTGATTTGCATGACTGGAAGGGTTCCGACTTGGCTGCATATGCTGCGAGGCATGGCAGCAACCCGTTGGGGTTATCCATTTGCCAGCGTGGACAGCACAGATATAGCCAGGAACCACAACAGGCCACAGAACGGGGCAAGGAAGATGGCTGATGTTTGGGACTCGATCCAGTGCAGCCCGTTTTGGACGCCGGTTCCAGCTCAGGCGAATTTGCTCGGGGAGGCAGCATGACCCAATGCGGCACATGCTCGAACTACACGCTGCACTTCCCGAGCACGGTAAAGAGCGCGTACTACCGGGAAGCGCAGATAGGCCGCTGCACTCTCGAATCAGCGGCAAAGGTTCGGAGTCCCGAGTTTGAGCACGATTGCAGCAGGTACACGGCAGCGGAAAACATGGAGCAGCGGATTAACTGGATGAGGGCAAGGAAATGAAACCGGAACGAATGTTTTACGCGCATCTGCCGGCGGCCACGAAAGCCGAGAAGGAAACAAGGCAGCACAGCCACTACTTCAAAGACGTCTCAAAGCTGCAATCGATCGACGTCTACCGTGTTCTAGACCTGTTCGGCGTGACTGATCAGGCAATCGGGCATGCGGTCAAGAAGCTGCTCGCGGCAGGCGGCCGGGGCCACAAGAGCGTTGAGCGGGATATTCAGGATGCGATCGACACATTGCAGCGCTGGCAGGAAATGCGGACTGAGGACGGTCGGTAATGGAATGGGCCATCGGTGCAGTAGTGATCGGATGGACATTGTTGGTGGCGTGGTTAATTAAATAGGGGGAATGATGAATCTGCAACCGTTTGAAATGTTGGTGGCTCTGCTGGTGTTGCACTCGCTGGCCGACTATCCGCTTCAGGGTGACTTTCTGGCTCAGGCGAAGAATCCGAATACGCAGCTCGGCAAGATGTTCTGGCCCTATGCGCTGTCATCCCATGCGCTGATTCATGGCGGTGCCGTGTTTCTGGTGACTGGTAGCGTTTGGCTCTGTCTGGCCGAGGCATTTATTCATGCCATCACTGACCTGCTGAAATGCGAAGGCAAGCTGACGATGTTTGGTGATCAACTAATCCACTACACATGCAAAGCTGCATGGGTGATCGTGTTTTTTGTGTGGATTAAATGATTGCGCTAACGCTACCCCTGCCGCCCACGATCAACCACGCCTACGGCCAGCGTCGCGGCGGCGGTCGATTCATCAAGCCGGCAGGGCTGGCGTTTAGGCAGGCAGTCGCTGAGATCGTAGCCGAGGCAGGGCATAAGACGCTGGAGGGGCGCATCGCATTGTTCGCAGCAATCCATCCAGCGGACAGGCGGCGGCAGGATCTGGATAACCGCAGCAAGGCGCTGCAAGACGCTCTGACGCATGCCGGCGTGTGGTTGGACGATGAGCAAATTGATTCGCTCCATCTGGTCCGCAGGGAGCCGGTAAAGGGTGGAATGGTTCGAGTAGTTATTACGGAAATTGAAAATGTCGGCAAGTAAAGCAAAACGTAACAAGAAATACAAACCGCGCGCAAACGCAATCCCGATCGCTTTCCGTTTCAACTCGGACGATGAGCGCACTCTGCAGCTCGCACCACATGCTGAGTTACTGAAGCTCAGGACCGGCAACGCCGATGAATCCGCGTGGCATACGCTGACGTGCCGGTTAAATATTGGCATGACCCTCGCGCACATGGGCGAGCAATCGGACGAGGCTAAGCGGGCTATGCATGCGTCACTTGAGGCGATGAGGAGCGTATTGGCGCGCAACAAGGAAACGGGCAAATGGAGCGCGACGGGCAGTGAGTTGACCGCTATCGGCGACGGACTTGTGCTGACGGATGAGATGCAGAAGGCATCGACGCGGCGCGTATTGCGGGATGCGATGCATGTCGTATTCAAGGAAGCGGCTGTTTATAAGGAGGCGGCGTGATGAAGAAGGTCTATTCGAATGGGCGGCTGGCGGTATGGGTTCCGTCCACTTTATTGGGCTGGATTTCTGTAGCTTGGGGCGTGACAGCGATCATCGAAAGTTTGCACAGCGGTTTTGATGCGGGATTTCATAGCTATGTCATTGGGATGCTGACAGCAATTTTGGATCAGGTTTGCCAAATCCGAGACGACGGCGATCGGTGAGTATTTACGGGGATCCCCATGAATGATGATCAATTCTTCGCCTGGCTACGAAGACAAGACAAACCTAAAAGTCAGGCGCTAGAACGGCACCGATACCAAGATCCAGCAAAGCACATCAAATTTGAAAAAGAAAGGGGCGGCAGAATGCAACGCGATATAGACGAGGTGGAAGTGCTGCTCGACCTGTGGGCAGATTGGATGCGCAAGCCGGAAGGCCCGGATGGCTATCGGATCGCGGCAGGATTCGTCCCAGGCTCACTCAAGGACAGCGAAGACCTGTACGAAGCCGCCGATCAGGACCGCATCGAGCGCGTCAACGCAGCATTCGACAGCCTGCAGCCTATATACAAAGAAGCCATCATGCGCAAATACGGATTGGGTTCTCAAGTCTGGCGGTTTGCCAAAGCAGCCAGCTTTGAGGATGCCAAGATCGTCATGCGCGTGAAACTGGTGGCGAAGGGGTTGCTATGACAAATGTATCGAGGTTGCTTGCGACGGTGGCCGCGTTCTTGCTCTCCATGGGGCTGGCTTGGTATGGTGGAATTGACTTCGGGGAGCGCGGAGTAGTCCAGGCATTCTCAGTTGGGTATTCAGTCGTTGTTGCCGGGCTTACCTTCACTTGTCCGGTTTGGCGGAAGCAAAAATAGTTGTTGTAAACGCCATCCTGTTTTGGTATATTTGGGGTAGGGGCTTCGTGCCCGCAGAATTTGAAAGCCTCGCAGATCGCGGGGCTTTTTCTGTTTACGACGAGTCTCTGCGGAGACAGAAAGGGAAGCATGAGTACAGTTGAATATCGGGTGCGCCCGGTGACCCGTTATGTGGTGACCCGTTATGAAACGGACGGCAAGGCAAGCCAATTGGAAACGATTGGCGAGTATGGTAACGAAGGATATGCGATTCGCGTCATGGAGGCGCTAAAGGTGCATGATCCACGCCCCGAGCCGCTGCCCGACCATCCGCCGCCAGGCATTCCCGAATAAATCACAGGCCCCGCAGAAAGTGGGGCTTTCGTCGTTAATGCGGTATGAATTGAGCTGATTGGCAATATCCGAGCCTCGCTGTACACGGTAACAGCAGTCGGCTCACTTGATACAGTGTCTCCTCCCTTCTCCTGAAGGATCTCGCCGCCCCTTCGCAAGATCGGGCGGCTTTTTTATTTAAGGCTATGTCCACATTAACCCCGAAACAGCAACGCTTCGTCGATGAGTATCTCATTGACCTGAATGCGACCCAAGCTGCCATTCGGGCCGGGTATAGCGAAAAGACAGCGCAAGAGATCGGTAGCGAAAACCTATCGAAACCTATTATTGCAGAGGCAATCGCAGCCGCAATGAAGGAGCGCGAAAAGCGTACCGAGATCACGCAGGACCGCGTGTTGAAGGAATACGCCAAGCTGGCATTCCTGGACCCGCGCCGGTTCTATGATGAGGACGGGGCACTGATTCCGGTCCACAAGCTGGATGCGGATGTTGCCGCAGCACTGGTCGGCGTAGATGTGCACGAAGAGAAAGTGGATGGCGTTGCAATTGGCCAGACGAAGAAAATTAAGTTCGTTGACAAGAAGGGCGCTCTCGATAGCGTGGCGCGTCATTTGGGCATGTTCAACGACAAGCTGCAGATGACAGGCAAAGACGGCGGCCCGGTCGATATGAACTTCACCCTGAAACTGGTTAAGCCGAATGGAAGTTGAGCTTCCCGAGAAGCTCGGGTTCTTGTTTGAGCCGCATCGGTACAAGGTTGCAAAGGGCGGGCGAGGCAGCGCCAAATCATGGAGCTTTGCTCGCTCCCTATTGATTCAGGGTGCAACGCAGACACTGCGTATCGGCTGCTTCCGGGAAGTGCAAAAGTCGATCAAGGATTCTGTTCATAAGCTGCTTGCCGATCAGATCCAGGCGCTGAACATCGGATGGTATTACGACGTGCTGGACACGGAGATTCGCGCCAAGAATGGCGGCGAGTTCCTGTTCGGCGGCCTGTCCACGCATACGGTCGAGTCCATCAAGTCGTATGAGGGTTTGGACCGCGCATGGGTGGAAGAGGGTCAAGCGGTGCGCAAACGGTCGTGGGAAGTGCTGATTCCCACCATCCGTAAGCCCAACTCAGAGATTTGGGTTTCGTATAACCCTGAGCTGGAAACCGACGAGACGCATCAGCGATTCGCGATCAATACGCCTCCTGATTGCGTCATCGTGGACATGAATTACAGCGACAACCCATGGTTCCCGGCGACGCTTGAGGCAGAGCGGCAACACGCCAAAGCAACAATGCCCAAGGCTGAGTACGAGAACATATGGGAGGGCAAATGTAAGCCGGCCGTCTCAGGCGCGATCTATTACAACGAGGTCGCCAAGGCAGAGGAAGAAAACCGCATCTGCAATGTGCCGTATGACCCGCTGCTGAAGGTGCATGTGATCTTTGACTTAGGCTGGAATGACGCGATGAGCATCAGCCTAGTGCAGAAGCAAACCTCCGAACTGCGCATCATCGAGAACATCGAGGACAGTCACAAGACGCTTGATTACTACTCGGCGATGCTGAAAGAGAAAAAGCTGAATTGGGGCAAGGTCTATTTGCCTCACGACGGCCGCAACAAGGATTTCAAGACCGGCAAGAGCGCGGAAGAGATCATGCAGGCGCTCGGCTGGGATGTGGCGATTACGCCGAACATGAGCATTGAGGACGGTATCCGTTTAACTCGGATGACCTTCCCGCGTATCTATTTCGACAAGACGAAGGCGGCGCGCTTGGTTCAGTGCGCGAAACGCTATCGACGCAGCATCAATCAGCAGACGAACGAGCCAGGCGCGCCAATGCATGACGAGTGGAGCCATGGAGCGGATAACCTGCGGTACATCTGCGTGAATGCGGAAAAGATGACGAACGAGGATTGGCGCTTTATCCAGCCGATCGAACAATACCAGCCGAACGAAGACGGCTTTCACTTCTAAGAGAACCAATGGACGAAGTTTCTACCGCGTTGCAATCTCCACTTGCGACCCTGCTCGAATCGCGTCTGATGGATTGGCGGCGTGCGCGTGAGCCCCAGGAGCAAAAGCTGCTCGATTGCTACTACGATGTCATGCGCATCGTTCGCGACGACGACACGAAAGGCACTGGCCACGCCAAGGCAAAGAAGGCAAAAGGGCTGTTCATGGGCTCGACGCGCAATAAGGTGCGCTCGGCTCGGGCAAAGATCAATGATGCGCTGTTCGGCAACGGTAAACTGCCATTCGATACCAACCCGGTGAATGAGCAGCTTGCGCCATTCGCTGATGTGGTCGAGGACATCCTTACCGAGCAGCTGGAGCGCGGCAAGTTCAAGGAAAAGCTATCGGCTGGCACTAATACGCTGGCAACCTACGGAACCGGCTTCATGTTCGGCCCGTTCGTGCGCCGTGAGACGTTGACCGATACCTATGCAGAGAATGCGGGCGGCTCGATTGTCATCAAGGAAAACAGGTACGAGTTCGATTTCCCGTATTTCGAGCTTGGTGCCACGCTGGATGTGTATCCAGACCCGGAAGCGCATGACATCAAGGATGCGATGGGCTGTTTTTGGGTGACGCTGACCAGTCCCGACACAGTGCGTTCATGGAAAAGCCAGCCGGGCTATAAAGACATCGATGAGGCGCTGAAAGCTCCTGAAGGCGATGACCGCATTGAAGGATCGGAGAAGGCGCGGCAGATGCGCGGCAATAATGCCAGCTTCTGGCATGAGAATAACCGCATTCGTGTGGCTCGATACTTCGGCAAGGTGCCGAAAAGCACACTGCATGGCCCATCCAAGGATGGTTCGACCGATGGCGAGCAGGTTGATGTTGTGGTCATCATGGCTGGCGGCGTCGTGGTTAAGGTGGATGAATCCCCCTGGGGTGACAAAAAACCCGTTCTACCGTGCGTCTATGAGGCAGCCGATCATGAAATATGGGGTGTTGGCGTAGCGGAAAACAACGCGCCGAACCAAAAGAACATCAATGCAGCTTTCCGTCTGATGAATGAGGGCAAGGGCATTGCGCTGAATCCACCAATCAGCATTGATCGCTCGAAGTTCCTGCCAATGGAGAACTTCAAGATCGGCCCAGGCAAGGTCTACGACATGAAGCCAGGCCTGTCGGTCGATGATCGCAAGAACGCCGTTATTGTGCATCCGATGCCTGACGTGTCGAATGGCTGGATGGACCTCATTCAGATGTCCGAGCAGTTCAGCGACGACGATACAGGCATCACGAAATACACGCAGGGCGATGATTCGACGCATCTGAACAAGACGGCGACCGGTATCAGCATGATCATGTCGGCATCTTCCCTGCCAATCAAGGAAGTGATCCAGCACATTGACTCCATGTGGATCGAGCCGATGATCGAATGCTTGATCGAGTGGAACCTGAAGTACCTTGAAGTCGAAACCGTGCAGAAAATCCACGGTGAGGAGCATGCGCAAATCTGGGCGCAGATCAAGGAGTTCGGCAAGTCATCGTTCATGGAATGGAAGGCGACCGGCACATCCTCATTCATGCAGAAAGAGGTATTGGCGAATAAGTTGCAGTCGTTCTCTCAGTTCGCATTGAGCAACCCGATGACAGCCGAGAAGATCGACGTGCGCGAATTGCTCGAGCAAACGTGGGATGTGCTGGAGATTGGCCGTGAAAGCCCGATCGTCAAGGATGAGGATGGCGGCAAGATCCCGCCACAAGTTCAGCAGCAGATGCAACAAGCTCAACAGCAAATGCAGCAGATGCAACAGATGATTCAGCAGCTGCAGAGACAACTCCAGCAGGCGCAAAGCCGTGAAAACGTCGAAATGGCGAAGATTGAGGCGAACCGCGAACTGCAAATCATCCTCCAGCAGATGAAATCCGAGTCCGCCGACAAGCTCAAGGAGTTGGAAGGCGCAGTACAGATCATTCTGAAGCGCATGGAGCAAGGCGTGGCGCCAATTATGGCGGCAGCAGAGGCGGGGCAGGCTACAGAGCTAGTCGATGGTGACAACGGGCCGCCCGGTATGCCGCAAGATGCAATGACTCAACAGCAAGCGCCACAGGGCGCTTTTTTTACGCCTGACGCTATGCCGCCCGAGGGGATGCAATGACGAGCGGCGAGCGTCTTGACCACATTAACCGGCTTATTCCTGCGCTGCAGGCTCCTGCGCTGGTGGAGCAGATCAAAGAAATGATCGATGAACAAACTCAAAAGCTCATTGATGCCGACGATGAGCAAGCCCGCGGGCGCGTTAAGGCGCTTCGCGATCTACTGAATTTGCCTGAAGCGCTGCAGTACGAGCGCGAAGGCTTAACCGCGGCACTATCCCAAGCGGACGCCGCAAACTGAAGCAACTAGGACTACCGCTCTTATCGGAGTGGCCCTGAAAGGACGATGCAGATGACCGACGAAGAGTATCAAAAGGAGTACGACAAAGCAGCAGCAGAGCTGGAAGCGGCGGCGAGCGGGAAACCGGCAGCCACTACCGCGCAACCTGAAATCAAGACTGATCCCGTAGCGGAACCGGCTAAACCCGAACCTGCGCCGACTGAAGTCAAGACGGAAGAGCCAGCGAAGCAACCCGAAGCAAAGCCCGCCGACCCAGTTGAAGAACTGCGGTTGGAGTTGGAGAAGGCGAAAAAGGCGCTCAAGGATACCCAGGCATGGGGACACAAGAACGCTGAACAACTGAAACAACTCCAGCGTGAGCGAGAGCTTGCACAACGCGAGGCAGCAAAGCCGGCGATTCTGGCGCAAAACCCAGAGTTGGCTGAAGCGATTCGCTATGTAGCAGGTGATCCGACGCCTCAGATTCAGGCCGAACAGAAGCAGAACGAATGGATGACGATCATTGATCGCGCCCATCCGGGAATTTTCTCTGCCGACATCGACCCGGAACTAGAAACGGCGATCCTCGCGCGGCGTGAATCGGGCGGTGCTGATTGGTCAGATCCTCTTGTTGCGATTGCTGAAATCACTGCAGAAAAACTGGCGCATGCAGAGCGCCAAATCGGCAAGCGCTTCGCCGCCGAAGCCGCAAAGCTGCAACAGAAATCCGCGATGAGCGTCCCCGGTGCCGGACCGTCAGCTGTCAACACGCAGCCCGTCGATAAGGCGCTGGAGGAAGTGAAGCGCATCCAAAACATGTCGCAAGCCGAATTCGAGAAAGAGGTTCGGCGCGTCAAAGGCTATTAATTCCGATAGGAGCATCACATGGCAACAACGACACTCACCCAAGTCCCACCGGGCGTACAGGCGTTTTACGATCGCAATCTGCTGACCCGTGCGCAGCCCGCCGAGGTCCATGGCCGGTTCGGTCAGAAGCGCCCGATCGCGCAGAAGAACGGCAATCAGATCAAATTCCGCCGCTATTCGCAGCTCTCGCCGGCATCCACCCCATTGACTGAAGGCGTAACGCCGTCCGGCTCCAGCTTGGCCGTAACCGACCTGACCGCAACGCTGGCTCAGTATGGCGATTTCATCACCCTGTCCGATATGGTCAGCATGACCAATCAAGACCCGGTTGTGACCGAGGCAACCGATGTGCTCGGCGATCAGGCCGGTACGACCATCGACCAAGCCCGCCGCGACGTGCTGGTTGCTGGCACTAACGTTGCCTACGCTTCTGGCGTGGCCTCGCGCAATCTGGTGGCGAACAAGATCACCGCGTCCGATCTGGACAAGGCAATCCGCTTCCTGAAGGTGCAGAACGCCAAATACGTCAAGGAAGGCATCATGCCGTCCGACGCAGTTGGCACCGGCTCGGTCCGCAAGGCATTTATCGCCCTTGTGCATCCTGACGTCGAGTTCGATCTGGAAAGCATCACTGGCTACCGCTCCGTATCGGACTATGGTTCGCAGGAAAGCGTGATGGATGACGAGATCGGCGCCTACAAGAACATCCGCTTCGTCTCCTCAACCAACTGCAAGATTTTCGCAGGCGCGGGCGCTGCCGGCACGACCAACTACAAGAACAACGGCACGAACTATGACGTCTACGCGACACTGATCATCGCGGACAACGCTTATGGCGTGTGCCCGCTGTCCGGTCAGGCAATGCAGACCTACGTGAAGGCGCTCGGCTCTGCCGGCACCGCTGACCCGCTGGAGCAGCGTTCTACCGTAGGCTGGAAGGCGACTACGACCACCAAGATTCTGAACGATTCTTGGCTCATCCGTATCGAGTCCGCCGCATCGCTGTAATCAGTAGCAACCCACTAAGCCCCGCCTAACCCGCGGGGCTTTTTTATTTGGAGGAACCGAATGAGCGAAGTTGTAGCAACCGAGACAAAACCGGCCAAAAAGGCCCAGGCGCAGAAGTACCGCGTAACCATCCATTCCGGCGAGGACAAGGGCGACAAGGGCGATGTCGTGCTTGCGCATAACTTCCGCCAAATCCAGATCCAGCGCGACAAGGAAGTTGTGATTGAAGAGCATTTTGTAAATGTGCTCCGTCATTCGACCATCGAAACCATGGTCAAGGGCGAAGACGGCAAGGTTCAACTCGTCCGAATCCCGCGTTTTTCCTTCTCCGCAGAGCCCGCTTAATCACCGCCCGAGCCATCCATGCAGAAATACTCAAACAACATCACGAACCGCAACGGGCAAGCGATCGTCGGCGCGTCCGTCACCGTGTCGCGTGTCGATGGCGGCGCTGTTACGCTGTATTCCGACAATGGCGTCACAGTGCGCGCTAATCCGCTGACGACTGATGCGAACGGGTATTTCGAGTTTTATGCCGCAGATGGGCGCTACAACCTGACCATCAATGGCAGCGGCATCAGACAGTACACGGTCACCGATATTCTGCTGGAAGATCCGGCAGATGGCCCAACTGACGGCACGATCACTGATGCGAAGATTGCTCCGGGTAGCAAGCTGAAGAACCGCATTGATGATCTGCTTGACGTGCGTGACTACATCACAACTGCTATCGATGGCACCACGGATAATCAGGCAGGCATTGCTGCGGCTGTGGCGGCTGCCTATGCGGCCGGCAAGGTGCTTCATTGGCCGGCTGGAACCTATGTTTCGTCGGCAAATATCCCGAATTTCCACGATGTCAAGCATTCCGGCTCTGGCATCGTTAAGCGCGGCTCGGATCTGTTCTATATATCTCCGAGTGAAGGGCAAGAGAATATTATCTACGCCGCGCCAAGCGGCGGGAGTGTGTCGTCTGATGGTCTAAGTGCGTCGCAGGCAACAACGCCGCCCCAGGCTTGCACCTACCTAACCAAGCGCGGGTTCTTGGATGGAAGTTGGCGGATCAAGATAGCAGCGGGCACGGCGACAGGCTCGCTTGGAAAATGTGTGCTTGGGCGATCCAATGCAATCGGCACGGTATCCGCAGTTGGGAACTACAACTTCGGCGGAATAGTGTCCAAGAACTATATTGTGATCGAGGGCGCAGATGTTGGCTATGATCCGGCAACAAATCCGCGTCCGACCCCCACAACCATCTTCGAGGGCGGGCACGCGGCTGCTGTTGGGTTGCAGATACAGGACGACTTGAAGATCGTTGTTCGCAATATCCTGTTCCAGAACTATGACGGGTCATCTTCCTCTGGCGGCATCGTAGCGGAAAGTGCGTATGTCCGCACCGAAAACGTCCATACGTCGAACTGCTACAACGGCATCACGAGTTATCGCGGACGCGTGGAGCCAAAAGGCGGTTGGATTTACGGCAACGCGGGCAAGACATATACCGGCATCAAGTCGATGTTCAACAACAAGCAGGAGGTTGGCAATCAAAACGCCGGGGCTGTAGGTCAAGGTCCGCTGATCACATTCTGCGCCTACGGTTTCTTTGTGCAAGAGATGGCGACGGGGCACGCCGATTATGTGAGCTTCGAAGATTGCGCATATGGCATCTACGCCACCGCATTGGCGCGCGTGAATTTCTACGGAAGCACTTTCAAGCGTTGTTCGGTAGGCGTGCGAGCTGATGAGAACTCGGACATTTACTACGACTCCGCCAACATTGCCACCAATTTCTTCCTCGGCACCGCAGACGCGTGCGGAGAAGCGATTGTCATCCAAGGCGGGGCGCGTGATTCGGCGGTGCATCAGTACACGAACACATCAGCGATGACGGACTGCCTTACTGCGTCTGTTGCGGTCACTGGCACAACCGCATCCACTTCGGTGCTTGCAAAGACGCTAGTTCGTGGGCGATATGCTCCGGTCGCGTCGTCAACGCGGAAACCAATGAGCGCCCGTATCTCTGGATGGGGCACGCTTTCGGGTACCGCTGGCACGAAGAAGCTGAATTTGAGGCTCGGCGGCACGTTGCTCGCACAGGCAACGATCACTGCCACTGATACAGGCGCGTTTGATATGGAGGCAATGGTTGCGTTCCTTGGCCCAACATCCCAGCGCGGCAAGCTCACCTATAACGCCAACAGCAGCGCCGTGAAAAGTGACCGCGGCACCTCTGCGATAGACATGAATGCCGCCGATCAAGTGCTGCAAATTGAGGTTCAGCTAACAAATAGCGCTGACACCGTGACATTCGAGTTCCTTCAAATTGAAATATTCGGTTAAGAGGTAGCTCATGGCAATCATAGTTAGCGAATTAAACCCGACCGGCTGGACGTTGACAGCGCAGGAAATCTGCCGCGATGCGCTGGAGCATCTGAACGAATACGGTGCCGGCGAAACGCTGTCACCGGATGATTTGCATGTCGCCTTACGCGGCCTCGATGCGGTCCTGAAATCGCTGCCGCTGTCCGGTTACAACTGGCCGAAGCTGTCCGCCGATGTCGCGCTTACGTGGTCCGCTGGCACGCCCGACACGGTTTCGCTGCCGCTCGACTATTTCAACTATCCGGTGGTGCATAAGACAGTTGACGGCAAACCGGTCCAGCTCGCGCAAATCCCGCATTCTGCATGGATCGGCATGACTGACCTCGATGCAACGGGCGAGCCGACGCATTTCTACATTGACCCGGCCAAGACGCTGCATTTCTGGCCAATACCTACAACTGATCCGGGCGCAACGCTGCAGTATCAGCGCGTGATCGATGACAGTTCTGCGACTGTGGCGCCAGATGTGCCGCAATACTGGATTGGTCCGCTCGGATGGGGTGTTGCCGACGAAATCAGCATGAAATTCGGCACGAATGCTGCTGACCGACTGGAGATTCATAACCGGTGGATGGGCAAACGTGCTGAAGCGCTGGCCATGGTGCCCTATGAGGCGATTTCGATCACGGTGGATGACTGATGGGTGACGTTGCGCTGGCTGACAGCATCATCGCCCACGACGAAAAAACCGGCGTAATCAGTTTCAACCATGGCGGCGCTGACCCTGCCATTGTCCGGGCCCGCATCAGGAAGCTGACGACTGATTTACTCGCCCTTCCATCTGAGGATAAGCGGGAATTTGAGGTCAAACACACGTTCCTGAATGGAGTGTACATGCGCGAGCTATTCATTCCGAAGGGCTCGCTACTGGTCGGCAAGGTCCACAAGCTGGACTGCATCAACATCGTCAGTAAGGGCGACATCAGCATCCTGACGGAAAACGGGTCGGCTCGCGTAACTGCCGGCCATTCAACGGTGTCGCCGGCTGGCGTGCAAAAGGTGGGATTTGCCAACGAAGACACTGTTTTCATCAACGTGTTCCGCACCGATGAGACAGATCCCGAGAAGGTTGAAGATGTGGTTGCCTGGGACAGCTACGAAGCAATTGATCGGCTGGCGTATCAGCCTGAAGCATTAGTTATTAAGGAGGAATGATATGTCAGTAGCATGGGTTGGGGCTGGCGTGGCGGCAGTCGGGGCGATCTCATCAGCAGATTCGTCAAGAAGTGCGGCGAATAAGCAGGCAGATGCCGCGCGCGAGGCAAACGAAACAGAACTACAAATGTACAACCAGTCCCGGCAGGATCAAATGCCGTGGCTGACGACTGGCGGTAGTGCGCTGAATCAGTTGTCGATGCAGCTCGGCTTGCCGGCGTATGTGTCGCAGGAGGATCGGGGCGCAATCCGGGCAAGCCTGCTTCCGCAGTTCACCGCGCAGAGCACGACACAAACGCCGGCTGTGGCGCCCACGATGTTTTACGGCGGCAATCCTGATAATGGTCCGACCTATGAGCAATATCTTGCTTCGCAAGGCCAGCCAGCGACATCGACGCAGCAAAGCACTGTTGATGAGGCCGGTCTAAACGCCGCGATCGAGGCAGAGATAGCCAAGCGGCAGCAGGCGGCGCAAAGCAATCCGCTCTATGGCTCCCTGACCAAGACCTTCACCGCAGCGGACATGAATGCCGATCCTGTGTATCAGTCCGGCTTCCAGTTCGGGCTTGATGAGGGCGTCAAGGGCATCAATCGCCAAATGGCGGCGGCCGGTTCACTGAACTCTGGCGCCACATTGAAAGCACTCACGCGATTCGGCAACGACTACGCGACCACCAAGGGCGAGGGCGCCTATAACCGGTTCAACAACAACCAGACGCAGCAATTCAACCGGCTCGCCTCGCTGGCTGGTGTCGGGCAGACCGCATCGACCAATCTCGGCACGCAGTCCATATCGACCGGTAATAGCTTGGCAAACAACATCACGGGCGCAGGCAATGCGCGTGCCGCCGGCTATATCGGGCAATCGAATGCAGTCAATAACGGCATCTCGCAGGGCTGGAATATGTATCAGGGGAACCAGCTACTGAACAGGCTTGGTTCTCAGCAGCAGCAAAGCTATTTGAGCAACTATACCCCGCAATATGCTGGCACAGGAAATCCATACGGCTGGACGAACGGCGACTCTTAATAAGGGATAAATCATGGCACTCGATCCATCCATCATTCTGGGCGCGCAACCCATAAAAATCGACAATCCGCTACTCATGGCGGGACAAGTCGCGCAACTTCAGCAGGCGCAGAATCAAAATAGGCTGGCCGATCTCGTATTTGGCGAGAAGCAGCGCGAGGTCCAGCAGTCCAATGCGCTGAACGATCTTTACAAGAGCGCAGTCGGCGCAGATGGCCAGATTGACCGCACAAAGCTCTATACAGGTGCCGCTCAGAGCGGCTTAGGCGCGAAGCTGCCAGCTATTCAAAAGGGCTTTGCCGACATGGACAAAGCCGCTGTGGAGGCTGAGAAGGCGAAGCTTGATACCCATCTGAAGAAGTTCGAGATGGCTGGTCAGATCATGGCGCCCGTCAAAGATCAAGCGACATGGGAAATGGCTAGGCAGCAGACGGCGCAGGTCTTCGGGCCAGAAGCAGCAGCGCAGATGCCCGCAGTCTATGACCCCGCACTGGTGGAGCAAAAACGGCAGCAGGCAATGACAGTCAAGGATCAGCTTGAGCAGAAGTGGAAAGCGCTCGATTACCAGTTGAATGTGGACAAATTCGGCGAAACGACGCGCCACAACAAGGCAACCGAAGCCACTGCGCAGGGTCAACTCGGCGTTTCGCAGGCGCAGCTCGGCGTATCCCGCGAGCGCCTGAACTTCGAGAAGCAAAACGGCGGCAAACCTCCTGCCGGATACCGCTGGGCGCCGGATGGGCAATCGCTCATCCCGATTCCGGGCGGGCCAGCCGAGAAAGACAAGCTGAACGAGGGGCAGGGCAAGGCGACTGCATATGCAGCTCGCATGCAGAATGCTGATCAGACCATTAACGACCTGATTGCGAGCGGCACGAAAACGCCATCCATTGCGTCGCAGATACCAGGCGGGCTCGGTAATCTCGTATCGACGCCGAAGCAACAGAAGATGGAGCAGGCGCAACGCGATTTTGTGAATGCCGTTCTGCGGCAGGAGTCCGGCGCGTCCATCAGCCCAGCGGAGTTTGACAACGCGCGCAGGCAATATTTCCCACAGATTGGCGATAGCGCAGATGTAATCGCACAGAAGGCCAAGAACCGCGCTATTGCAATTGCTGGCATGAAGACGCAGGCCGGCCCGGGCGCCAAGTCGGTAGACGCAATCGCAAATACTCAGCCGCAAAGCGGCGGCATCAAGTTCTTGGGGTTTGAATAATGCCTATTGCAAAAATACAGCTTCCAGATGGGCGCATCGCTAAATTCGATGTGCCAGAGGGAACGACGCCGGAACAGGTGATGGTGTTTGCGCAAAGCCAAATAAAGCCTGGGCAAAGTGCGGCACCGAAACCCGCATTCGACCCCACCGAAGGCATGTCCACAACTGAAAAGGTATTGGCGGGCATCGGCAAAGGCTTTGTTGACATTGGCCGCGGCGTTGGTCAAGCAGTCGGTCTTGTAAGCCGCAAGGACATCGAGGAAGCGCGTAAGTTAGATGCGCCACTGATGAACACGACTGCCGGGAAGGTCGGCAATTTCGTTGGCAATGTTGCTGCGATGGCTCCGACCGCAGTTATTCCGGGCGCGAATACGCTTGTCGGCGCGAGCGCGATCGGCGCTGCGAGCGGGTTTCTGCAGCCAAGCACAAGCACGAATGAAACGCTGACCAATACCGCGCTCGGCAGTGTAATCGGGCCAGCGGCCAACGTGGCGGGGCGAGTCATCGGTGCTGGCTACCAAGGCGCCAAGGCGCTCGCGGAGCCATTCTATGCCGCCGGTCAAAATAAGATTGCCGCGCGCACGATGCAGCGTTTTGCCGAGAGCCCGCAGGCCGCAGCGCAGGCCGCGAGTGTCGCGCAATCCGCTGTGCCGGGGGTGCAGCCGACAGCAGCAGAGGCAACGAAGGACATTGGACTTGCGCAGCTACAGCGCTCTCTCCAATCGACCGACCCGACTGGATTTGGTAATGAGCTATCCCGGCGCCTGATGAGCAACAATGCTGCTCGCGTAAATGCGTTGAAACAGATTGCCGGCGACGATGCGGCCATGAGTGCTGCTGTTGGTGCCAGAGATGATGCTGCAAATGCGCTGTACGGCAAGGCGTTCGCCTCTGACGCGATGCGCCGGGAGGTTGCGCAAAACGAGGCTGCGCAACAGGCCGCCCTTGATTATGCGCGCCGGGGTGGCATGGGCACGCTTCCAACAAGTGCGCAATCTGCAACGGAAGGGATCAGGCCAAGCGCAACACTCCAGGATCTGAGCAAGCGATCCGCCTTCAAGAGCGCAATCGAGGATGCTAAGCGGCTGGCCGCCAACAAAGGCGAGAGCATTGGCGATCCGCTGACATCGCTGCGGGGGCTCCACTACATCAAGCTTGCCCTCGATGACGCGCTTGAGCCGACAGCAACCAATGCCCTCGGGCGAAACGCGAAAGGCGGGCTGTCCGACATGAAAGACTTGCTCGTCGGCGAAATCGAGAAAATCTCCCCAGCATACGGCGCAGCCAAGCAGGTTTATCAGCAGATGAGCGAGCCAATCAACCAAATGCAGGTAGGTCAGCGCCTACTCCAGAAATACTCATCCGCTACGAACGACCTTGCTGGCAATCCAAAGCTGCGCGCCGAAGCGTTTAACCGCGCATTGCAGGACGAGGAATCGTTGCTTCGCAATGCCACTGGCTTCAAGGGCAGGAATGCGCTAAACGATGTGATGACCCCTGATCAGGCGCGCACAATTCGAGCAGTGGCTGACGAGCTTGGCCTGCAATCAGCTGTGGAAAACGCAGGGAAGGCAACCGGATCGAACACGGCGCAGAACTTGGCATCTCAAAACGTCTTGCGACAACTAATCGGGCCGACTGGACTGCCTCAATCATGGGCAGAAAATGCCCTGCTGACGACAATCATGCGCCCAGTTCAGTTTGCGGCGCAGGCTGGCGAGCCAAGGGTGACTAATCGACTGGCTCAAGCGCTGTTGAATCCGCAGGACGCTGCCGAATTGCTCCAAATGGCCAATACTCCGGGCTTAGCGCAGCGCTTTGGAAGACGAGCCTTGCCGTGGACCGCTCCTGTAACGCTTGGCGTGCAGCGCTCAGAAGCACTCAGGGAATAGCCAAGTAAACGAGAAATGCCAGGTAAGAAACAAGAAAGGTAGACCATAGCGCGGCAAGCTTCCAGTTCCACTTAACGCCGTTTCCACCTATTCGGAATAGCAGGACATTTTTAAGTTGGCCTTCTTTCATGTGGATCATGACCGCTCGGCGCGCAGGATAGAGCACGCAAGCGGTTAGCACGAACATAAAAAACGGCTTGAGAAATAAGGAAATGGCGAAGGTCATGCCAAAAATATACCACAGCCCGCCCCGAGCGGGCTTTTTCACATCTGAGGAAACGCAAAAGTGCTGATTCCATTGTTCGGACTAGGCCAGCAAGGCAAGTCTCCTGCGGTCACCGCTCAGCGACACTTGAACCTCTATGCCGAGATCCAGCAAGAGGGTGAGAAGTCGCAAGTGACGTTCTATGGCACTCCCGGCTTGACACTGTTTGCCGCCCTGGGCGAAACGCCGATTCGAGGAATGATCGAGGTGGGCGATAGTGTGTTCGCTGTGCATCGCGGTATTTTCTACGAGATCAACAATGCAGGCGTTCGGACCAATCGAGGCACGCTGAATACTGCATCCGGCCGGGTGGAATTGGCCTACAACGGCTCGCAGATCGGCATCGTGGACGGCACGAATATGTATTGCTACACGATTGCGAGCAATGCATTTTCCGTCGTGTCGTCCGGTCTGTTCGCTAATCCGATCAGCATCGCCTATCAGGACAGCTATTTCATCGTCGGATTCCGCAATAGCCAGCAATTCCAGCTATCCGGCCAGAATGACGGAAACACGTTCGATGCGCTCGACTTCAGCAGCGCGGAATCGAATCCTGACGGACTTGTCCGCATCATCTCCGACCATGGCGAGCTCGTCATGTGCGGCACGCAAACGGTGGAGTTCTGGAGCCATACCGGCGCGCAGGATTTCCCGTATGCCCGCAGCGCAACGATTGAATATGGTGTCGCGGCGCCGTGGTCGATGGTCAAATTTAACGATTCGATGGCCGGCCTGATGCGCAATCAGATGGGGCAGGTCGGCGTTTATGTGCTGGCTGGCCATGCTCCCCGCAAGATCAGCAGCTCCGAACTCGACTATCTGATCAATAAATATTCGACCGTCACCGATGCGACCGCCTATGCCTACATGCTCGGCGGGCATCCGATGTATCAAATCTCGTTCCCGACTGCCGGCAAGTCTTGGCTGTTCGACGCATCAACGAATCTATGGACCGAGCTTGAATCCGGCCTGTCGAGTGAGCGTCACCGAGCGGAAATCCATGTCGATTATCGCGGCATGGCGCTCGTTTCTGACTACGGCAACGGCAATATTTACAAGCTCGACGCCGACGCTCTGACCGATAACGGCCTGCCGATTCCCCGCGAAATCGTTGGCAAACACTATTTCCAAGACCTCCGGCGCGTCTCTATCTCCAGGCTACAACTCGACATGGAAACCGGTGTTGGCCCGGTCGATGGCTCAGAGCCGCAGGTCATGCTCCAGATAAGCAAGGATAACGGCCACACATGGGGAACTGAACTGTGGGCATCAATGGGTGCGATCGGCAAGTACGCAACTCGCGTGATCTGGCGTCGCCTCGGCTCGGCCCGCGACTGGCTGTTCAAGGTGCGCATCACTGACCCGGTAAAGGTGGCGATTTCGGCGGTATTGATTGAGGCGACTGCCAATGAATAATCCGCCTCCGGTCAACGAACCTGTCCAGCAGGAGAGCGGCATTGCGCCGAACTGGCGCGCGTGGCTGCAGAGTGTCTTCCGGTGCCTGCCGTGGCGCCAAGCATTCAACGAGTCCGCAACGCTCAATTTCACATCGATTGCGGCGCAGTCCGAGCAGGGCCTGGCGGTGACCATCAAGGGCTGCCGCAGTGGTGATGCCGTCATTGTGACGCCAGCATCAAACGTGGTCGGCGTCTTCTTTCGTGGCGTCGTGACAGCCAACGACACGGTGACCGTCTACGCGAAGAACTTCACGGGAGCGTCAATCGATCCTCCGTCCATCCTCTATCGAATCATCGTTTTGCAGAACTAAGGGCACAAAATGGCGAAACTATCCCCGGCGCTGAATGCGCAAGTCTTTGACGAAAACGGAGACCCAGCCATCGGCTGGCAGATTTACAGCTATACGGCAGGCTCCAGCTCTGCACTCGCAACCTATAGCGATGCTGCCGGCACTGTGCCGCAGGCGAACCCGATCACGCTGAACGCACTCGGCCTACCTGATGATGGTCCGATCTGGCTCGCAGATGGAAAGTCGTACAAGTTCATTTTGAAAGACAGCGATGGCGTCACGAAAGCCACGTTCGACAACATCTCCGGCGTCAACGATGCCAATGTGACCATTAGCCAGTGGCAAGCATCCGGCGTCACGCCAACCTATGTAAGTGCATCATCCTTCACTGTTCCAGGCGATCAGACTTCAGCGTTCCACATTGGGCGCCGTCTGCAATTCACGACCTCGGCTGGCACGGTCTACGGCACGATCACGGCGACCGCGTATACGACGCTGACCACCGTCACGATGGACATGGACGGAGCTCAAGTGCTCGATTCCGGTCTGTCTGCCGTCAATTTGTCGCTGATTACTGCCGATCCGAATGCGCTGCCGCCGAAGTTCGTCACCGATCTGATGAGTGATAACAATTTAGGGGCGCCGGGCTATCAGAAGTTCCCTGGCGGACTAATCATCCAGTGGGGCTCGGGCGTCGGCGGCACACCGGTCACCTTCCCGATTGAGTTTCCAAATGCCGCGCGCTCGATTGCCTGCTCACCGCAGAGCGGAACCACTGTTTCGCATGCGGTGACGGGGCTGTCGAAAACAGGCGCAACAGTCGTGACGAACAATAGCTCAACGGGCGCCGCTGTCGGCATCGCGTTCTACTACACCGTGTTCGGCTGCTAGATCAATCCCCAACCAACAAAAAGGCCCAACATGGACCACACCAAGCATCTGGTAGACCTCGCATCACTCGGAGGCTGCATTGCCACACTTCTCGGCTGGCTGCCGCACCTGGCGGCTCTGCTGTCGGTCATCTGGTACGCCATCCGCATCTATGAATGGGCGAGGAACCGGAGGGAAGTGGAATGAACTTTGACATCGCTTTTGATCGCCTGCTAGGGAATGAGGGTGGATATGTCAACAATCCGTCCGACCCGGGCGGCGAAACAAATTGGGGCATCTCCAAGCGCAGCTATCCCAATGTGGACATCAAGAACTTGACCCGGGATGGCGCCAAGGAGATTTACCGGCGCGACTTCTGGAGCGCGGCAGGGCAGGGAATCGCGCCTGCCGTTGCATTTCAGGTCTTCGACTGCGCCGTGAACAGTGGTATTCAGACCGCCATCCGATTACTTCAGCGCGCAGTCGGCGCCGCAGATGATGGGCATTGGGGACCGATTAGTCAGATGCGGTATCAGCGCATGGACGTAAATGATGTGCTGGTGCGCTTTCTGGCTGAGCGGCTGGATTTCATGCGCAAGCTTTCGACCTGGGCGACGTTCGGCGCCGGTTGGGCTGGTCGCATCGCAAACGATTTGCGGTTCGCCGCGGAGGATAACTGATGGCGCTCGATCCTGTAACAGCAGTTCTCGACATTGGAAGCAAGGTCATCGATAAGGTATGGCCAGACAAGCAAGCCGCCGACGCTGCCAAGCTGGAGCTTTACCGCCTACAGCAGGCAGGCCAGCTTGACGAGATGAAAACACAACTGTCGGCCATCATCGCCGATGCGCAGAGCACTGATCCATACACCTCCCGCGCTCGCCCTTCCTTCCTTTACGTGGTCTATGTGCTGATCCTGTGGGCTATCCCGATGGGCATTCTGACCATATTCAGCCCGCAGGCGGCGGCGGCATTTACTGCCGGCTTCAGGGCGTGGCTGTCGGCCATTCCGCAAGAGATTCTGCAACTGTTCGGCGTGGTCATGACTGGCTACGTGCTCGGGCGCTCGTGGGAAAAAGTAAAAGGCGCTTCCAAATAAGGAGGGAAATCATGGACGAAGCCGATATTGCCGCGCCACTGATAGAAGCAACTGTCGAGATGGGCATCAGGCAGGCCCGATCCGCGCCGGCGCTGATGCCGAAAGGAGAATGCCATTTCTGCGGCGAAGAAGTGGCCGATGGGCTGCGGTTCTGCGGGCCTGACTGCCGCGACGACTTCCAAGCAGAGGAAGAGGCGCTAAAACGCATGGGAAAACCCGAAGAATAGGAGGGTGCATGGCTAAGAAATTGCCGGACGATTGTATGCCTCGCTGCGAGAACTGCAATGCGGCCGAGTTCGAGCCCGGTGCCGATGTCGGCGAATGCCGGCTGCTGCCGATGGATTGGGTTGTCGTATCTGACACGCCCGTTGCGATGTGGAAGCCGTGTTATCGCGACGGGTACTGCCGGCATTTCATGAGGAAATCACATTGAAGATCCTCTTTATCCCAGATTCGCAAGTAAAGCCCAATCAAGACGTCACCTTCCTGCGTCAAATCGGCCTGTACATCATGGACAAGCGGCCGGATGTGATCGTGCATGCTGGAGATTTTGCCGACATGGAGTCGCTTTCCAGCTACGACAAGGGCAAAAAGTCGTTCGAGGGTAGGCGCTACCGGGCAGACATCCAGGCGGCGCATGCCGGAATGGAGGCGCTACTCGGGCCAATCCGCGAACATAATCTGATGCAGCAACGGAACAAGAAGGGGCTATACCGCCCGCGCATGGTCCTGACGCTCGGGAATCATGAGGAGCGGATTCTGCGCGCGATCGAGAACGAACCCATGCTAGACGGGACGATCAGCATCGATGATCTGAAATACAAGGAATATGGATGGGAGGTATATCCATACCTTGAAGTGGTCGTGATTGAAGGCGTGGCGTTCTCCCATTTCTTCAGCACTGGCGCCATGGGGCGGCCGGCGTCATCGGCTCAAGCCATGCTGAACAAGAAGCACATGAGCTGCTTGGCAGGACACCAGCAGGGCAGACAGAGCGCATCAGCATTCCGGGCAGATGGGCGACCGATCACCGCCATCATTGCCGGCTCATGCTATGAACACGATGAAAGCTATCTCGGGCCGCAGGGGAATCAGCACTGGCATGGCTTGGTAATGCTCCACAACGTCAAAGATGGCAGCTTCGACGAATGTTTCATTCCGCTCCACTACATCAAGGAGAAGTACGCATGAGCGCCTACGCGATCACCCTACTTTTGCAGGGCATGTACAACTGCTGGCTGGAGGAGTTAAAGCGCAGCGTAGAGCGCCGTCTCGAATCCTGATTGCTTGTCAGTGCTGAAATTGAACTTGTCCCAAGCGTCCGGGCGTGTGTCCAGCTTCATCCATGCGAGAGGCCCGGCTGGCTGCGGAGTTGTGCCGAGAGGAATGACTTCGCCAGCGAATGATAATCCGCTCTGACCTGCGTCGTGTTCGTTGTCATAAAAGCCAAACACTTCGCCGCCGTTTGCTCCGCGAACCATCCATGCGATTGGAGTTGTCATTATCTGCCCCTGAAATTTTGCGTATCTTAAACTATCTTGGCGTTGCCGGCCATCCGTCGCCCTGTAGGGCATGTGCCAATGCTGGCTGTCGGGCATAATGGCGCCATGGAATCCCGCATCGAATACCACTACACAGTCCGCTACAGAGACAAAGTGCGCGGCAAGTGGGTGAACTCGCGCTACAAAATGAGCGAGCCCACCGCTGCGGAGCGTTATGCAGATACCGAATGGGAAATTATCCCGCATACCAAAGTGGAACGTAGAGTAGGCGGAGATCCGCTGCGTAACTCTATGGCGCGGTTTCAGTCATCGAAGTAGGGCGGATACCGCCGCAGCTTTCAGTTCCGCGATTTCGGCGGCTTGGCGCTCGATCATGTCGGCGGCCTCCTTCAGCGCATCCCAATCTTCAATATAGGCTTCGTCGCGTGCCGGCCCGTATGCTTTGCGCAGTCTCTCAATCAGTTCTTTGCTCATATCATCCTTTCAGTTGGTGGGGAACGGCGGCAAGCATGGCGCGATAACATACTCTTGCCGATTGTGCAGACCCTTCGCAGCCTGACATTTCCTCATACTCGTCGGTATCGTGGAAGTCACTGACCGCCTCGAAGCCATCAACAACCATGTCCATGGTCGGCTCAATCGGAACCAGTTTCCAGCCTTCCGGCACAGCCGGCGCGGTGCTGGCAGGGGCAGATGGGAGGCGAGCCAGCACTTCAGCGGCGACGCGATGGGCGAAGTCATGCAGCTTTTCCAATTGATCGCCGTCGGGGTGATAGGTGGATACGCCAGCCGCTTGAAATAGCGTATCAATCACGCGATCCGGCAGCGTTACCGCAGGCTGCGCGGCGCTGACGGCTTGATCGCAATTTTCTGCTGATTTTGATGAACAAGCTGATTTGTCATCAACATCTTGATGAGTAGGCGCGACGCTGGCAGGGGCGGCACTCTGCGGCTCTTTGCCGCTGCCATCGCAATGTGGGCATGTGTATTTGTACGCGCCAACTTCGGGCGGCATGCTCTTTTGCCCATCGCACAGGTTGCATTCGCCGGCATCCTGCGGCGCGGTGCTGGCGGCTTGCAGGATGGCGCGTGTCGCCGCAACTGCAAATGCCTTCGCGCTAAGTTTTTCGAAGTCTAGTCCTTCCTGAGCTTTAACGTACAAATCCCATATCTGTTCGTCTGTCATTTCTTCCTCCCTGTTATGCCAAAAAATGGCAATTTTTCGTTCCGCAAAATAAAAAGCACCCGCGTAAACACTGGCTTTCAAGGCGGTCGTGTTTACCTGTTTGCGGAACTGGAATCGGGCTAGTGGACTGATTTGATTGGTTAACTCGCTGGACTTAAAATCCGCCGCTTACCTGAATAAGGGGCGTGCCGGTTCGATTCCGGCCTCGGGCACCAATCAAGGCTTCCAAGCCGATTCAGGCATCTGAAAACAGCTTGAGTCCAGTTCCGCAAAATAGCATCAGTTCCGCAAAATCACTTTGTCGGCTTCACAAGTTTACCGACTTTGTGGCGAATATACTTGGTCGTCATGGTCTCGGTCGTGTGTCCGAGCAGTCCTTGCGCCTCCCTTGTTCCGCCTCGCTGATCCACCTCCGTGGCCGCTTTCGGGCGCATGTCCCTGAACTGCAATTCATCCTTGGCGATGCCGGCCGCTTCCCGGGCAGTATCAAGCCTGGTGCGCAGCGTGTATTCATTCATCGCCTGTCCGCGCTCGGTCACCAGTAGTGTGAGAGGGCGGACGGTGAATTGACGCTTGTATTCGAAAATTTCGTCCAGCAGCGCCTTCAACTCCCCCTCGATCTGGATCCGCAGTGGCGCTTTCGTCTTCCCTTGCTTCACAAACAGCACATCCCCGCGGATGTCGGTTTCTGCCATCTTGTACACATCACCCGGGCGCTGCGCCGTCAGGTGAGCCAGTCGGAGGGCGAATTGCAGCGGCTTACCGGCCACGCTCATGAGGCGATCCATCAGGGCGTCGTCGACAAACACATCCCTGCCTTCTTCCTTGAACCCTTTGACCCCCTTGCAAGGATTCTCTTTGCTGGTCAGTCCCTTGTCCCGGGCGTAGTTCCAAATGTGGCTGAAAAGCGCCTTTTCCCGATTTGCTCGAACCTTAGCCGTCTGGCCGCGCCAGTCCAGATATTGCCGTATGTTAACTGGATCAATCTCCTCCAACGGGAAAGGCGGGGAATCGAAAAATTCATACAGCTTGGCCAACTCCTTCAGATTGTCCTTCTGCGTCCTTGGCGCCTTGGTCGGGATCACATCCCGGGTGTAGCGCTCGGCCACGTATCGGAAAGTCATCAACTCACCGCGAGGTTTGCCGCTGACCGTCAACTCAGCCCACTTCTGGACAGCGAGCACGTAATCGGATCCAAGCGGGATTTCCTTGCGCGGCTTGGCGCCAGTGTCCAGATAGTAGTATGTGCCGGCCTTGCGATGCCTGGCGCGCATACCAGCCGGCAAATTCTTGTTCCGTGTCGGCACTCTGCCCATATCAGCCAGTCCTCAATACATTTGCTACCCATCGCTTTTTCGGCTGGGGATCCGCATCTTTCTTTCCGCCCTCAACGGCGATGCGAGTCACAACCGGATGACCAGTGGCATTGACGAAGAACGGAATCCCCATCTGACGCAAGGCCAAAACCTGATGGCCTTTCATTTTGCGGCCGGTCAGCTTTGCGATTTCATCGTCTTCCAAAAACATTGCGCTCATTCATTTACCTCCTATTCATGCTGCGAATTAACCCTGGAGCTGATGCCGGCGAATCCCGGTGATTCCTGCCGGCAGATCTTCCCGCGATCCATCCGCATCAAGGAAGGCGCTGGTTTTCTTGCCTCCGGTCGCCTTCGCATATTCAACCTCGACTTTCGCCGTATTGATGATGGTTTGCGCCACCTCCGCGACGGCCTTGGCTCGGTCAATGTCGAGCGGCTGCGTTTTGCTGGTCAATCCGCGCAACGTGTCGAACAGGTGGGTGCGCAGATCGTCGATGTTATTTGCCATTTATCTTCCTTCGTAATGCGCCGAGCAGCTGGCATGCCTTCGCTATCTCGGGTGGGTAGTTGTGCACCGTGTTTCGCTTCATCAGGTCAACTCGGCTTATTGCTTCCAGGTTATCTAGTGCGAAATTCCGCTTGTCGCCGTCTTTGAATACCACTGCATGGTTTGGCGGGAGAGGGCCGTGCGCCTGAGTCCAGACATGGATGTGCACCAAAACCCAATCGTCTTTCTTCACGCCAGTGTCGGAGATCTTCCGCTTGAGGTACCCGTTCTTGTCTACACGCTCAGATCCGACCGGTCTCCACGTCTGCGGCTTTTGCCCCTTCTTAAACCGGGTTTCTTTTCCCCCAATGTCAAGGCCCTTCATTCCCTTGTTCCAGGTTGCGCCGCCTTTCTTGAATCGGTTTGCGACGCCGCCCGGCAATTCCTTGAGTCGCGTTCCGTGCACTTCCCGCAGAAACTCGGCCGACTTCCTTATCTTCAGCGCATGCACCTTGTTGTAAATCCGGGTCACTGTGCAGCCGAGAATGCGAGCAACATCCTCAGTTTTCTCGTTTGGATACCGAGCAGTCAGGACCTCAACCCGCTCGGCAGTCCAAAATGCTCTGCTCACGCTTGATCCTTGGATGCAGAGAGAGCAGCGTCGATATAAGCCCCTGCACGGTCTTGCCATCCGGGGCCGGTCGATGTCGGAACGTCGAGAATCAGTTGAACGGCATCATGCGGGTCGCAGCAGAGACTCGCATTTGCGATCAGCCAGCGATACCGTTCTGCATCTCGCTTATCCTGCTCATCCGTTTGTGCGGCGCTGGCAGGGGCGGCATCCTCGGATGGATAGCAGCACGGCATGATGTGCTTCACTCCCGGCATACGATGGCATGAGCATGTGCAGCCGTTGTAAGGCTGCGGGCATTCTCCCGTACAAGGAAACGACGCAATCAAACTATTTGGCTCCTGCGGCGCGGCTTCATTGGATGCGAGAGCAGCGCGACCAGCTTTCCACCATTCCCAAGCGGCGTCGGCATCAGGGAACCGCCTCAAGTAAACATCGGATGGCACATTGAATCTGCGTCGGTAAGCATCTTCGAATGCCTTTCGCTCATCTACTGGCTGCGCTGGAGCAGTGGCGGCAGGAGCGATGCAATACTCACCGGCCGACACGCGATAACCCGGCTGCATTTTGAATGTCCATGTGCCTTTCTCGAAATCGGCTTCTTCTGATATGCCGATCTGCATGGTGTTTGTTGTTTCGGTCATGCTGCAATCCTTTCATCCGAGAACTTGACGCCTTTTTGTGCGCCGAAGGCATAGATAAGCTCGATCAACTCGGAAAACTCTTTCTTCGACATCTTGCTAGTGCGCTGGCCGCAGACAACGAATCCGCCATCAAGGCCCGGCACGACTTTCTGCTTCTTGAGCGAGGCGGAAAACACATCCTTCCATTCCTCGTCGGTCAGCTTCTGGCCGTACCAATCGACCTGCCGCGATACTTCCTGCAGCAGTGGCCACATGAGAGCGTTCTGCTCAAGTGTCCTCGTCGGCTCGCTGATCGTCACGACGAAGCCATCAGGGGCGGCCATGCATGCCTGTGCTGCGTTTGCGCGGGCACCCTTGTGGACTAGACGGAAATGCAGCTTGCTCATGCTGCCTCAGCAAATGTCATGCGCTTGTACAGGTCGCGGGTAAGCGCAACATCATGCTTGCAGTATTCGGCAACTTCAGCAATGCGCCCATCGCGCACGTAATCCCATACCATGCTGCCGTCGATGTCGCCTTTGCCCTCGAGCCCAATTGCCCGCGTGATCTTGTCCAGGCTGCCGCCCGCTCTTGCTCCCCAGCGCTGCATAGTGTCGAAAACGTGGTCATCCCATGGCTTGCAGTTGAACGGGATGAATCGCGAAGGCTTCACGCCAAGCACTACACAGCGCTGAAACATGAACCGCAGATCAAACTCGATCAGGTTGTGACCGATGAAGGTCGGACGCACGTTCGGATGAGCCATGCATGTGGCGTCAATCAGCGAGAACAGTTGGCGCAACACATTTGCCTCGTCGGCATGCCAGTCGTCCGAATAGATCGATTGCGGCTGCTGGTCATCGATCGCTACGCCGACGACGCAGATATGACCGAGTGCGCCATCAAACGAAGTCTTGCGCCATGCGGTTTCTGCTTCTGCCTCGGCGTTTTCATTCATCCATTCCGCGATGGATTCCGACTTCTTATAAGTGGCTGGCGGCTTCACGTTTGCCAGAAATTCAGCGCGCACTTCCGGCGATTGGCTTGGGCAAGTTTCGATGTCGAGTGTAATCAGCATGTCGTCTCGCGGGGCGAACCCCGCGCCTCCGTTTTAGGCTAAAAGGGAATGTCGTTGTCTTGGAAGTTGTCAGGCGTCGATAGCTTCTGCGCTGGCTTGTTCGCCTGTTTCGACTCCTGCTGCCCTTGACTCGCAGGTCCACTGCCTAGCATTTGCATGGAGTCGGCAATGATCTCGGTCGTGTAGCGCTCAACGCCGTCTTTATCGGTCCACTTGCGCGTCTGGAGCTTGCCTTCAAGGTAGACGGACGATCCTTTTTTGAGGTACTGGCCGGCGATTTCACCGAGCTTGCGGTACATCGTCACGCGATGCCATTCTGTCTGCTCCTTCTTCTCGCCGGTGTTCTTGTCCTTCCATGTTTCTGTTGTGGCGACAGCGATATTGCAGACGGCATCACCGTTCGGCATGTACCGAGTTTCGGGATCACGGCCCAGGTTGCCGACGATGATGGTTTTGTTTACGGATGCCATATTTACGCTGCCTCTTTCATGGTTAATTGATTCTTGCGGGTGTCTTTCGCGTCAGTCAGGAGCGCCATTGCATGGCCGTCTCTCAGCGTTTCGGCGGCTTTGTAGCCTGCCGTGAATGCAGTTCGCAGCGCTTCCAGGCTCTCAGCGGATTCGATGGCGGCCAGATGGTCGGCCATCAGCCTCTCATCGACCTTTGGCGGCTCCTTGCCGGCCTCAAGCCACTCCAGCAATGTCTTGCCGGTTGTTTCGCTGATCTTGAAGAACTGGCCATCGAACAGGCTTGTCCGGTCCTTGCTTGCGCTCGCAACGTGGTTCATGTCCACATCAAGCATGACGGTAAATTCATATTCCATGCCCTCGCGCTGGACGGGGGCCATGCCGATCTTCTTCGGCTGCTGCTTGCCCTTGTCGTTTGTCTCAAGCACGTATTCCTGCTTGGCGCGCATGGTGGCGATGATGTGGCATGGGCTGCGCAGCATTGCCTCGACCAAGGCGTTATGCTCGGGAGTGATGGTGCGCCATGCTGCAAAGCCGTTGGCCTTGCCGGAATCGGCAATCTTGCCTTGCTTGTCCAGCAATCCACCGTCGCCGGCCCATGCGTGGGAGAGTGAGTCAATGATGATAGTGCTGTAGCCTGCCTGCTCGAATGCCTTGATGGCTTGCAGGTACTTGCTGACAGTGTAGGGCGCTTCAATGCCGATGATGTCGTAATCGCCTAGGTGCGCGTACAGGTCGCCGCTGCCGTGCTCGGTATCAATCAGGCCAACCTTGCCGCCCAAACCAAAGGCGAGCAGCAGTGAGCTGTAAGTCTTGCCTGCGCCGCTCGGGGCTGCAATGCCAAGCCTCAATTTGGCCTTCTTCCGTTCTGCTTTTCTGATTTCCATTTCCATTCCTCTCGTTTAGGTTGCGCCTAAGTTGGTCTTCCAAAAATTGCTGCTCTTCGTCCTGCGCTTGCTGTTGCCAGAATTCCGCGCCGCTCATGGTCAAATGCTCCGTTGCTCTGCCTTCAACTGCATCAATTCCAGCTGCAGATACCGCTTCAACTCGATCCGATCCGCTATCTCTCGCGCTACGTATTCGAGATTGCGCTCTGTGCTGCGGATTGAGCGACGGACTAGCCATATGCGGAATGCGCGGGCCACTTGATGCGGCGCTGCTTCTAGTAACTGGCGGGCGGTCATGCTGGCTCTCCTGTTGCTTTGGCAATGGCGGCGCGGGCGCACTGAAGCGGATCGCCGAAGTGTTCGACATACTTCTTCAGCGCTTCCAGCAGATCAGGCGCGGCAGCTATCAGGCGGGCGTCAGATTCAGCATTCGTCAGTCCGCCTTCGTAGCTGCTGTAATAGACCTGCGTTATGGTTTTCCCGGTCGCCACTATGCGATAGCGAACGCGTCCCATTGGGTCGCCCTTCACGGGGTCGCTGTCCCAATACCACGGTCCAGGTGTATGCGCACTCATCAGAACACCCCATTCGGCAGCAGAGTGTCAATCACGCCCTGCGCAAAGCACATCAGGACGATGATTCCCATGAATGCCTTGATTTCGATTCGAGTTATCTTGTTCATTTTTATTGGTCCCTTAAATCAGTTTTTGTTAGTTGGTGCGGCTGCGGTAGCGAGAAGCCTTTTCGCGATTTCAGCGAGAATTCGCGAATACGCCCGCGCCTCCCACATCTGCAGATCCTTCAGGAACATTGCGATGCCAATCAGCTCTCTAATGTCGTCTTCCGTTATTGCGCCCACTGACTGTTTCAGTTCTTCGCTCATCACGTCCTCAATCACATCTCAAATCAGCAGCCACTTCAGCGCAGTACTTGCGGAACTCGGCAACTGTCATTCCCATTTCATCTGCAGCGAGTTCTTCCTCTTCCTCGTCGCAGATGCGATCCCATAGGGCGTCGTAGTAGCTGTCGCTCATGCTGTCTGCTCCATCAAGAATTGCCGCGCTTCGTCGGCTTTGCGCAACTCCGCGCGCCAGATCGCTTTTTCCGAGTCGGATTTCGCTTTAATAAGGTGCAGGCGTAGCTCAATGATTTGGCCGCATACCGCCTGGATGAGCGTGTCGCGGATCTGTGATGTGAGCTGGCACATGATTAAGCGGCGCGCTGGATGGTTGTAACTTCGGCTGGCGCGCCCTTGGTCTCATCGAAGTGGACGGAAATGCTGCGCAGATTGCCGTAGCTGGAATCGATGGTCATCGCGTTGACCTCAATACCCATTTCCTTGGCCTTCTTGAAGAGCAACTCTTGAATGTCTTTCTGATCAAATTCGAGTTTCATGGTGAATCTCCGGTTAAAGTTGGTTTGGCAGACGCCCAAGGAATCGAACCTTGCACAGTCGGATTTGGAGTCCAACTCGCCAGCCTTGGAACATTGGCGCCTGTAAACCGGACTTCCCCGGCGGCCATCAG